ATAAGACACCCATCCAGCATGTCAAGCTAAGCTACTCAGAGATCGAGTTAGTACCTAACTATAGGGAATTAAAGCACGACATCGCAAGAAACGTTATCAATACATATGGTGGAGATTACACCTCTGGCATTGAGATCTCTAGCTTTGCTGATGTCCCAACGGTAGGCACAGGTCTAGGATCATCATCCACATTCACAGTGGCCATGATCGAAGCTATGGCTACGATGAACGGTATCCATCTATCTAACTATGAACTTGCAGCTGCTGCATGTAATATTGAGATTAAGCTGTGTGGATCTCCTATTGGTAAGCAGGATCAGTACGCGTCAGCATTCGGTGGCATGAATCACATCACATTTTATCCGGATGAATTCGTGCACGTCAAGCCACTGTTGTACTATCAACCGGAGCTAGATGCATTCAATAGCAAGCTCATGATGTTCTATACCGGGATCACTAGATCTGCCAATTCGATCTTGACACGTCAGAATGCAGAACCTAAGCATGAGATCTTATCGGCCATGAAGGAACAGGCTGATTATGCATGTGACCTGTTCAACCAACATAAATATGATGAGTTTGGTGCACTACTATACGATGCATGGAAGCTCAAGGCTCAACTAGCCGATGGTATCACCGATCCGCACCTTGATAATATTTACGAAGAGGCCATGAAATCTGGTGCTCTGGGTGGTAAGTTACTCGGTGCCGGCGGTGGCGGTTACTTCCTATTTTATGTTCCTGAAGCGCTTCAGGGAGATGTATATGATACCATGAAAAGACTAGGATTGCAGCACTTTCCCTTTAAATTTTCGAGATTTGGTACGGAGACCGTATATAATGATAACACCATATTTTAAGACATACGTCAATCAATTAGACCAAGCCTTTGATTCTATTGATACTTCTCAGTTACAGAAGTTTGCTAATGTCATGGTGGCAGCCGCAGAGAACAACCGCACTATCTTCGTCTGCGGCAATGGAGGCTCTGCAGCCATCGCAGACCACCTAGCATGCGACTGTTTGAAGGGAATCCGCTCTGTGACGCATCTAAAACCCAAGGTCGTATCACTATGCTCTAATGGGCCACTGGTGAGCGCCATAGCGAATGACTACGGATATCAGTACGTTTTCTCGTATCAACTCGAGTCTTTAATGCAATCTGGTGATGTTTTGATCACAATCAGCTCATCCGGCAACTCAGAAAACATCCGTGAGGCCATTAACTTTGCAAAAACCAAAGACTATACGGTTATCTCAATGTGCGGCTTTGATGGCGGTGCATCTCTAAAGGCCAATATTCCTATCCACGTCAAAGCACATAACTATGGTATCGTTGAAGACGTACATCAGGCTATCATGCACCTTGTATCTCAGTATATCCGTATTGAGAACGTTAAGCCTGGAATCAGAGATTTAAATCTTTAATTAAAAATAGTTGTGTACTTTAATTCTATATGGTGTATTATGGATTATAAGCTGAAACACAGGAAAAAATCATGATTAAGCCTCGTACCAAAGGTGCACCAACCAAGGCCGATAAGACGGCAAAGATCGCTGCGAAGCGTGCCAAGTTTGCTGGCAATAAGGATAAGTTCGTAGGTGATGAACCTAAGCTTACCGATCTGCCAGACAGGATGGAATACGTGATGGCCTTGAACTGGTACAATTATACCTTTGATATTGAAAAGGGTAAGATCTTCCTACTGGACTATATGAAGTATGCGAAGTTCCAACCTTCACAGATTGCAGCAATCCGTCGTGCTAATAAGAAAGACGTATCTCCTACGATATGTTGGCAAGCACGAATGATGATGAACGGCGTAAAGCTTACCGATGAGAACATGGCCTTCTTTAATCAGAAGCTGACCTACCTTTTTGAGAAGGATGTTAAGCCTACCGTTGAGAAGGCTGTGGTCTCATCGGGTCCTAGTATCGCTGATCGGATCAAAGCTAAGTGGGCTGCAACCGTGGCTAATCTTGAAGACGAGATCGATCTCTTTGTAATGAGTGACTTCAAGTCTGAGTTCAATCCATATACCTACCTTCAGTCACAAGACATCAAGGCTGCTCAGGCAACTAAGATCGCAGATCATTATCGTCCTTTGATGGAAGAGTTGAAGCTGGCTGTGACCGGTAAGGATGCTCAGATCAAAGAGGCCTATGCACGACACGGTGTTGCACGGAACAAGAAGTATCTTGAATTCATCCAAGCTATTGTGTCGAATGCAGAGTCTCTTGCTAACGTCAAGAAGGCTATTCGTGCAACACGTAAGCCTAAAGAAAAGTCTGCCATCCAGCTCGTATCTAAGATGAAGTTCTTGGCCGAGAGTGCACAGTATAAGGTTGCCTCGGTCGATCCAAGTAGGATCATCAAGTCGCAAATGCTAATTACGTATAACACTAAATATAAGAAGTTAGTAGTATACGTTGCGGCAAGCGATTCGACCGGTCTATCTGTGAAGGGTACGACGATCATCAACTACGATGAATCTACCTCTATCAGTAAAACCCTCAGGAAGCCAGAAGACTTCTTGCCTCAGGTCCTATCAACATCAAAGGCTGGTTTTGTCCGTGCCTTTGCTGGTCTTAAGACTGCATCGTCTACCCCTAATGGACGTATTAATCAGGACACAATTCTTCTTAGGGTAATCTAATGGAAAACAACAATGTGATTCAATTCCCATTCGGTAAGCTTGGTAGTGATCAACTACCTACTACTGAAGCTGAGATAAAAGTCGATATCGCTAAACTACGTGAATCATATTTTGATCAAGTGTCAATCGAACTAGCGGGTGAACTCTTTGCTCGTATCATCACACACGGATTTGACGTCTCAGAGATTGAGTGCATCAAGGACTGTGTGCTGGTAGTCGAATCTATCAAGTCGGTACTAATGAAGTCTGCAGGTCTAGAGTATCCACTTCAAGCTACAGCTGAAGCGATCTCTGTTATTCCTGATGCTTTCTTAGACGATGACGATGATATTTGATTGTACATTTAATCAGTTCTAGTGTACTATAAATAATCAACAATGATAATGGACATACATAATGATAATCCTTGACCTATCGCAGGTTATGATCGCAACTTTAATGGCTCAGCTTGGCAACCATACTAATGCTGAGTTAGATGAAAACCTACTACGACATATGATCCTTAACAGCATCCGTGCTAATAAGATGAAGTTCTCTGCCGAGTTTGGCGAGATGGTCATCGCTGCGGATGATCGCAAGTTCTGGCGTCGTGACCTATACCCATATTATAAGGCTAATCGTAAGAAGACTCGTGACGCTTCTGAATTGAACTGGAACGTTATCTTCGACAGCCTCAACAAGATCCGTGAGGAACTCAAGGAGAGCTTCCCGTATCCTGTCGTACAAGTAGATAGTGCAGAGGCCGATGACGTTATCGCTGTCTTGACTAAGCACTACAACTATGATAAGATCTTGATCCTATCTGGTGATAAGGATTTCCAACAGCTTCAGCGTTATCCTAATGTGAAGCAGTACAGCCCCGTTCTTAAGAAGTATATCACATGTCGTGATCCTGATATGTTCCTCAAGGAGCACATCATGCGTGGTGACGTCGGTGACGGTATCCCTAATTTCTTATCAGCTGATGCTACCTTCGTCGATGGCTCACGTCAAAAGCCTTTGGCCACTAAGAAGGTCGATGCGTGGTTACATGCCAATCCAGTTGAATTCTGCAATGTTGAGATGCTTCGTAACTACAAGCGTAATCAGCAGCTGGTTGACTTTGACTTCATCCCAGAAGATGTAGAACAAAATATCTTGGCTGAGTATAAGGCTCAATCAGGTAAGGATAGGACTAAGCTGTTCAACTACTTCATAAGTAATAAGCTTAAGAACCTAGTAGAAACGATCAACGACTTTTAATTAGAGGACTAACTTGAATGAAACGACCAGGTATTGCCGAGATCTTGCTATCAGTATCCAACCGACCAGTTGGTGAAAGACAGACTGCACTTGCACACCATGCACCTAATATG